TAGAACACTAAAGCTCACCATTTTGGGTGACGTTGACAATTTAAACAAAAGCCTAAAGGTCGCAACCGATGACGTCGAAACCTTCGGCGACAAAATGGGCAAGGTTGGCAAAGTCGTTGGGGCAGCCTTTGCAGCCGCAGCTGCTGCCGCTGGCGCTTACGCAATCAAAATCGGCATTGAAGGGGTCAAATCAGCCATTGCCGACGAAAAGGCACAGACACAGTTGGCTTTGGCTTTACAGAACGCCACAGGGGCAACCACAGCCCAAATTGCAGCCACTGAACAAAGCATTCTTCAAATGTCATTGGCGACTGGCGTCGCTGACGATCAGCTTCGACCAGCATTGGGCAGACTGGTTCGTTCAACTGGCGACGTGGCTTCAGCGCAAGATTTATTGAACACAGCCCTTGACGTTTCAACAGCCACAGGCAAACCGCTTGAAACCGTTGCAAATGCTTTGGGCAAAGCTTATGAAGGTAACACGACGGCGTTGGGCAAATTAGGTTTAGGGCTATCAGCTGCCGAATTGAAAACAATGTCATTTACGGACGTGCAAGATCGTTTGACCGAATTATTCGGCGGCGCAGCTGCGGCAAATGCCGAAACCTATGCTGGCAGACTTGATCGTGTTCAGCGCGCACTTGACGAAGCCAAAGAAACTTTAGGCACGGCGTTGTTGCCTGTGGTCGCTTACTTCATTGACCTAATCAACCGTTACGCATTGCCAGCGCTCACAGCTTTTGCTGACGCCTTCAGCGGAAAAGAAGGCGGGTTGACGACCTACATCACAACAGTTGGGACTTTGATCAAAAACGTTTTCAGCCCAATTTTGGAAGGGTTGTTCAAAGCTTTTGGATACATTAAAACAGCGGTTGAAGATAATCTTGCAGCATTCATGGAATTTGGCGGTTACATTGCCAAGTATCTTGCGCCAATTATTGGCGAAACTTTGGGCGGTGCTTTTAAGATCGTTGGCAAAGTTGCAGCTGGCGTCATTGACATTGTTGGCAGGGTTGTTGGTGCAATCAACACCGTCATAAACACAGCTATTGACGGAATAAACTTTTTGATACGCGCCTATAACGCCATTCCATTTTTGGGCAATGTCAGCGAATTGGGCAAACTTTCAACTTCAGTTTCAGGTGGCGCACCAAGCGCAATTTCAGGCGGTGGCGGCGGTGGTTCGGTTTCTGGATTTTCAGGCGGTGGCGGCTTAACTGGCGGGGGATTCAGTGGCGGCGGTGGACTATCAGGCGGCGCAGGCAGTGGCGGCGGGGAATCAGCTGCACCAGCAAAAAGCTTGACTGATTTGGTTGGCAAACTCACTTCAGTATCTGACAACTTGACTGAACTTCAATTCATGGTTGACACAGGCGCAATCAGCAAATCAGCAGGCACAAAGCAATTAAACGCTTTGGTCAAACAGTTTGACGTTCTTAGCAAACAAGCCGACGCCCTGACTTCAACAAGTACCAGCGGCAGCGGTTTGGCAGGCTTGAAGTCTGACAGTGCTTCGACAGTAATCAACTTGACCGTGACTGGTGCATTTGACAAAGAAGGCACAGCCCGCACAATTGCCGACACGTTGAACAATTCCTTTTATCGCGGGACAGGTGGCGCAACTAATTTGGTGACAGCATGACGCAATGGTCGCCCGTTTGGAAAGTTGAAATTGACGGCACTGAATACACGTCAGCTGTTTTGGCAAATTTGGTTATTCGCAGCGGTCGTTCAAACATCTATGAGCAGGCACAGGCAGGTTATGTCAACATTCAGCTGATTGACGTCAATCAAACAACTTTGCCTGTCAACATCAACAGCACGCTTTCAGTTTCAGTCAAGAATTCGTCAAACACATTTGTGCCAATCTTTGGCGGCAATGTTGTTGAAGTGGGGCTTGAAGTTCGCGACGTAGGTTCAACCATGTTCACGCAGACTTATTCGATCATTGCATTGGGTGCGCTGGCACGCTTGCCAAAAACCCTGACTGACGGGGTGCTGGCAAAAGATTTGGACGGCGTTCAAATTGCCACAATCCTTGAAGCTGTCCTGTTTGGAACATGGGCTTCAGTTGCAGGTGCTGAAACATGGGCAAGTTACAACCCAACGACAACATGGGCAAACGCCGAAAACAATGGATTGGGCGAAATTGACACGGGCAATTATGAACTGGCAGCACGTTCTTCATCACGCACTGACGTTTATTCACTCATTGCAGCTTTGGCGACTTCAGGGGCTGGGTACATTGGCGAAGACGGGTTTGGACGCATTTTCTATGCAGACAGCACACACAGGTCAGTTTATTTGGCAACCAACGGTTATGTTGATCTAACAGCCAACCACGCCCGTGCTGCGGGCATTCGGATCGAAACCCGTGCTGGCGACGTTCGCAACAACTTAACAATCAAATACAACGCCACCAGTTCAGCCGAAGTTTCAGCCAGCGACGCAGATTCAATTGCGGAATTTGGTGAGCTGTCCCAAATCATCACAACCACACTGCACAATTCAGCTGACGCAACCAGTCAGGCAAACTTTTATTTGTTGCTTCGCAAAACCCCGCAGCCAATCTTTTCTGACATTACTTTTGACCTGACCAACCCTGAATTGGACAACACAGACCGCAACAGCCTGATTGGCATTTTTATGGGCATGCCTGTGGCACTGACTGATCTTCCACTGAACATGAACAGCGGCACTTTTCAAGGATTTGTTGAAGGCTGGGAATTTCGCGCCAGTTACAATCAGCTTGCAATTACTTTGAACATGTCGCCGTTGGCGTACAGCTTGCAGGCAATGCAATGGAACGACGTACCAGCAACGGAAACATGGTCAAGCGTGTCGCCAACACTTGACTGGGAAAATGCGACAATTGTCGCCTGATAAGGAGAACAAGCAATGAGTAACCCAACCAGTAACTATTCGTTCCAAATGCCCACTTCGACGGATTTGGTCACGGATTTGCCAGCAGACTTTGAAGTGTTCGGTCAAGCTGTTGACACGCAAATGAAAACCAATGCTGACGCGGCAACGCAAAAGGCGACACTTACAACAAAAGGTGACATTTACGCTGCCACTGGTGCTTCAACACCTGCCCGTTTAGCAGTTGGCACAAATGGTCAAATTTTAACCGCAGACTCAACCGCAGCAACAGGTGTGGCATGGGCTACGCCATCAGGTGCAGGCTGGTCTAGTGCTGCAACAGGTTCGCTTACTGGCGCAAGCGTTACTGTAAGCAGTTTAAGCGGAAGCAGATTTTATGTCACTTTAGATAACGCATCAACAACTACTGCCGAAGCAATAATTTTGCGTTTAAATGGCGATAGCGGCACAAACTATCTACAATACAAACAAGTGGGAACAACAGGCGCGACTGGTTGGGAATTAACTTTTGGAAATTTAACCGCCGCGAGCAATTATTACGGATTGGCATTTTTTATAGATTTAGCCAATACCGCCGCTTCACATAAACCGATTGGAATTGGTACTCCTAGTGCCTATTTTGCTACGAGTCAAGTTTTTTATCGTTCAACTTCTTCAATCACTTCAATGAATTTTTCATTAGCGTCTGGTGCATTTGATGCTGGCACTTACACAATTTGGAAGCAGGGATAATCATGGCAATTACAAAACCACAGACAACAATTCACAATGCACAAACAGGTGAAGTTATTACACGCGAAATGACTTCTGATGAACTGGCGCAACGGGAGGCAGACAAAACAATTTCAGATGCAGTAAAAGCGGCTGCGGCAAAAGCCGAAGCAGATAAGGCTGCATTACTGGCACAACTAGGCATTACCGAAGAACAAGCAAAGCTTTTGCTGTCATGAATTACCCAATTGGAACAGCCGCAGCTGTGGTTGAAATTGCACTTGCCGAAGTCGGCACAATTGAAGAAGGCGACAACCTGACAAAATACGGCGCTTTTACAAAAGCCAACGGTTTGGCATGGTGCGGTTCATTCTGCAATTGGGTGTTTCATCACGCGGGCGTCAAGCTTCACAATGTTGTTTCAACAGCTGTCGGCGCACATAAATTCAAAGAAGTATCGCGCTGGCATGAAACTGATCCACAAATTGGTGATTTGGCTTTTATGGATTTTCCACACGACGGCGTTGACAGAATTTCACACATTGGCATTGTTGTGGGTGTCAATGGTAAACAGGTAACAACAATCGAAGGCAACACCAGCGGGACAGGCGACCAGCGCAACGGCGGCATGGTAATGGTGAAGGTTCGGTCATTCGGGGGCGGAAAAGAAGTGGTTGGATTTGGGCGACCAAAATTCACCCCATACAAAGGCGACTTTCCACAAGTCGTTGTTCCCGAATCGGCAGCGAAGCCGAAGAAAGAAGCAAAAAAATGGACAAAGCAAAAGCCCTAGCAGCTAGTTGGGCACGTTCGTTCATGGCAGCAGCAATTGCTGTTTACATGGCTGGACAAACCAACCCAAAGGACATTGCAATGGCAGGTGTTGCAGCTGTTCTTCCCGTCATTTTGCGTTGGTTGAATCCAAATGACAAAAGTTTTGGCTTATCGGGGAAGTGAGCCAAAAAGCACGCGCGGGGGCATTGTTGTTGATCATGGCAGCAATGCTTTCGTCGTGCGGTTATCAGGGGTGGGTTCGTTATGAATGCCAAGAATTCGAAAACTGGGAAACCGAACAATGCCAAAAACCGCAATGCGTCCCAACTGGAACATGCGCTGAAGACATCATTGGCGACGATTTCAAACCGACACATGCGACGCCGAAGCCCTGAAGAAGTTCATGCACAACTGATCTTGATTATTGGATCAACGCTAGCGGCGGTTTTTCTGATCGTAACTTTGGGCATAACTTATGCGCTCATTTTTGTAACCCAGCCAATTGGTGGACAAGCACCAAACGACGCAGCTTTCATTGACTTACTTAAAACGCTGGCGATTTTCTTGACGGGATCATTGGGCGGGGTGTTGGCAGGCAACGGGCTGAAATCAAAGCAAAAGCCACAGGACACGCCGAAAACCACGCAGGAAACTTGATTTTGTCAGCATTGTGCTTCACCCTGAAGCCAAGAAACCTAACAACGGGTTTCTGGAATCGGGAGAAGTAACATGTTGGATTGGACAACCGCCGAACTTATCGGCACAGGCTTATTGGTAATCGTCACAGCTGCCTTATCAGGTGCAGTTGGTTATGCCACAGGACACAAAGACGGGTCACGCGAAGGTTACACACGCGGGCGCGCTGTTAGCCGTCACCTAGCAGGCAAGGCGGTCAAGTAATGGGATTCCTAGACAATTACGAAGCTGCACGCGAAAGAACTGACCGCTGGCTTCGCACATTCCCCAACGGCAGAATTGAAACTTCAATTGTGGATTTCAGCGCAGAAAAAGGTTACATTCTAGTTGAAGCGCGCGGATACCGTTCAGCTGACGATTTGCAACCAGCAGGCATTGACTATGCTTACGGCTATCAGGGCGCATTTCAGCAAAACATGAAGCGTTGGTTTGTCGAAGATACTGTGACAAGCGCAATTTTGCGTGTCATGCAGTTGATCATGGGCGGGGCTGAACGAACAACCCGTGAAGTCATGGCGTCATTGGAAACATTGCCTGCAAAGGTTGCAAACGCCGAATTTGAAAAGGATTACTGGACAACACCATTTGAAGAACAGCCTGCATTTAATGGAGCGTTTGAATCACAAGCTGCTGGAATTCCAACATTGGGCACAGCTGTTGATGAAATCAGTTCAAAGCTAGGTGGCGAAGTAATGCCCGAAGCGCCAAAATGCCAACACGGTCACAGAATTTGGCGTGAAGGCGTCAGCGCAAAAACGGGCAAAGCATGGGCAAACTTCAGTTGTGTCGAAAAGCGCAAAGCTGAACAATGTCAGCCGCTGTGGTACGTCATGACCAGCAGTGGTCAGTGGAAGCCACAGGTGTGACAATGGCTGACTTTCTTGAACTGATCAACCCACAAACCATGACTTGCACCCTGTTGTTAAATGGCGAAGTTGTCCAAACGTACAAAGTTGAACGCTGCGATAACTGCGCAATGATCACCAAACTTGACGACTTCGGCTATCAAAAGGCACAGGCAGGCGAAAAGATTCTTTGGTTCTGCGGGGGCTGTCGGTGAAAATCACACTGACGCCACAACAGCAGCAGGCGTGCGCATGGGCTGCATTGGTCAAAATGTCGAAGGACGACGAAAGTCTGACCAATGGGCGCAGGTATAACAATTCAATAAACTATTTTGAACGCATTGCTGAATTCACAGAATCAACAGCTAGTGAATGGGCAGTTGCACTTTACTTTGGCATTGAATTTGACCCCTTTGAAATCAAATACAAAAACAAAGCCGACGTTGGTTCAAAGCTTGAAATCAAGTGGACAAAATACGACGAAGGCTCACTGATCGTTCACGAATACGACAGACCCACGGACATTGCTGTGCTGGTTGTAGGCAAAGCGCCAACCTATCGAATCGCGGGTTGGATTCCTGTATCTATTGCCCAACGTTCCCGCTATCGCCACACAACACAGCCCAATTGGTGGGTTTCACAAATTAACCTTCAACCTATTGAAAACCTAAGGCGGTCAAACTATGGACAAGCTGCAATTTGAATGTCGCGTGTGCAAGAAAATCACCGCGCAAATGGTAAGGGTCGTCACTGACAATTTGCCACCAAACGTTAAAGTGTTGCAATGCGCAGTGTGCAGCACAATGGGGGTTGCAATGATTGGTGACGATTATGCCAACGTATGATTACCGCTGCGAAGCCTGTTCACAGGTCATTACAGTTGAACGGTCAATTGCTGACCAATTAGCCCGTGAACCGTATTGCGACAGCTGTCTGATCCCAGCAAAGCGCATTTGGTCGCCAACACCAGCTGTTTTCAAAGGCACTGGTTGGGGTGGTCAAAAATGAACAGTTGTCAACAGCCTGTGGATAACCCTGTGGCGACACGCCGCAGCCCCGTTCAAGTTGTCCACAATTGCGTGACCTATTTGACTGCCATGCTACGCTGTCAACGCTTGAAGCGAGCCGCTGAGGCGGTTAGCTCGCAAAAGCGATTGCAGCTGTTTGGGGCAGTTATTGCCTTTTCGGCATTGCTTTCAATAACAAGCAAACCCGCAGCTTATGCAGTCAGTTACTCAGTTGACCATTTGAAGCTGTATGCACATTCAAGATTGTTGGACTATAAAGAGTTTCAATGTTTCAACAAGATCATCACAAAAGAATCACGTTGGAATTACAAAGCACGCAACGGCTCACACTTTGGATTGGGTCAAATGCGTTCAAAGCATTATCGTGACCTTGACCCTTATCGCCAAATTGACGCAACGATTGCTTATGCTTCAAAGCGTTATGGCACGATTTGCCTAGCATGGGCATTCCACCAAGAACGGAACTATTACTGACATGAGTTCAGCACTTAAACACAACGGCTCAACGTCGCAATGGCGACGCATAAGGGAACGAATCATTCAACGCGATCAAGGCACATGTCAGATTTGTGGCAATGAAGGCAATTCGGTTGACCACATCACACCGCGTTCAGCTGGTGGCACTGACGACGATTGGAATTTGCAATTGTTGTGCGGTTCTTGCAATTCTTCGAAGGGGGGGCGGTTTTTTAATAGCCCGACGACACCCCCGACCCTTCATGGTTCTATTTTTCCCCAAAACGACTCAAAGAGCTTCGAAAATGACTGAGAAGGTCAAAGAAGGTCAAGAAGCGGTTGGAAACGTTTCTAACAGGCTCATGACGGTTTTGGGTAGGGACGCAGAACCCATTTTCGGCAGCCCAACGCCTAGAATCCACACGCCACTGAACGATTTGCCTTCACGGGGGCACGAACTCATTGACTTAGCTGCTGACATTTACCCAAAAGGCTTAATGGACTGGCAAAAGTTCGCACTGATCCATTCACATAAGGTTCTGCCAAATGGCAGGTGGGCGACGCCCGTCAATTGCATAGTCGTGTCAAGACAGAACGGAAAAAGTTTTCTGCAGCAGCTGCGCATTTTGGGCGGGCTTTTCCTGTGGAAAGAATCGCTGCAAATTGGTTCGGCGCATAGATTGTCAACGTCGCTTGAACAATTTCGTCAGCTGATTGACGTTATTGACGCCAACGACTCATTGGCAAAACAAGTCAAGCGAATTCGTTGGAAACACGGCAGTGAAGAAATTGAAACGCTTCACGGCACGCGCTTCATTGTCAAAGCTGGCGGTTCAGCTGCGCGTGGTATTTCAAAGCCCGAAACCATTCACCTTGACGAACTTCGCGAAATGACTGATTTGGAAAGTTTCGCTTCATTGCGTTACACGCTCATGGCTGCTGAAAACCCAATGGTGATGACGTACAGCAACGCAGGCGATCACACTTCAGTTGTGTTGAACGGATTTCGTGAACGCGCCCTTGCAGCTATCGGCGGAGCAGCTGACGACATTGGTTATTTTGAATGGTCAGCGCCAACCGAAGACATTCAAGACCCAAAGAACTGGATTGCGGCAAACCCAGCCATTGGGCACACGATCAACATTGACAACATCAAAGCTGTTTTGAATGACCCGCCTGACGTTGTGCTGACGGAAGTTTTGTGCCGCTGGGTTGTGGCAATTTCAGCAGCTGTTGATTCTGCTAGTTGGGGCAACTGCCTTGACATGTCAGTTGATTTGGACATTGACAAAACCACATGGCTGGCAATTGACCTGTCGCCTGATCGCAAACATGGGGCTTTGGTTGCTGCTCAAAAGCTAGGTGATGAACGTTTTGTTGTGAAGCTGTTGCACACATGGAAAAACGACTTGCAGCTTGACGACAAAGAAATTGCCAACGAATTAGCTGACTATGCCCGCAAATACAATGTTGAAAATGTTCTTTATTCGCGGCGCACGTCAGGGGCTGTGGCTGCCCGACTTGCACCCGCTGGCATTCCAATTCATGACATGGATTCGGATTACCCACAAAGCTGTGACGAATTACTGGGTGCGATAAATTCTGGACGACTTCGGCACAGGGGGCAGTCAGCTTTGACCGAACAAATTCTTTCAGCTGTGCAATTGCGTCGCGGTGACGGCGGTTGGGTTATCGGAAGGCGTGCCAGCCAATCGGCGGTGTGTGCAGCTGTGGCAACTGCATTGGTCACACACTTTGCGACCCGTCCCGAAAATGATCTTGACATCATGGTTGGCTGACGACACGCCCACAACCACATTGTTGACATTTGGGGTTTTAAGCAATAAAGCCTGAAAAAATCTGCGCATGGGATTTTTTGATTCATTTGTGCCGACGCGGGTTGCTGCTGCCGATCCAACAGCGCCCGACGTCGAAGCTTCACTTGCGCCTTACTTTACTGAAAACAACAACTTTTATTTTTACGGAATCCAAACAGCAAACCGCGCTGAAGCAATGTCAGTGCCAACGGTCGCGCGTGCGTTGGGCGTTATTCAAACAATTTCATCATTGCCAATGCACACACGAAATGAAGCCACTGGCGAAAAAGTTCAACAACCGCGTGTGATCAACCAACCTGACCCACGAATTCAGGGTTCAGTGTTTTGGGGTTGGATTATTTCAGATTTATTTTTCCACCCTGCCGCGTATGCGTATGTTATGGATCGCTACGCAGACACTGGAAGAATTCGCGCAATGGAACGCGTCGCACCTGAACGCGTTTCAATTACAACAAACGCAAACGGCACTGAAATTGAAGCGTATGAAATAGACGGCACACCAGTTGACGCAAACAATTTGGTTGTTTTCGCAAATACTCAGGAAGGTTTGCTTGCGCGCGCCGGTCGCACAATTCGCGCAGCTGCGGCGCTAGAAAAAGCCGCAATGAATTTTGCAGTTGAACCAATTCCACAAATGGTTTTGAAATCAAACGGAACTTCATTACCACCTGACAGAATTGCAAAACTTTTGTCATCATGGCGAACAGCACGTTCAAACAAATCAACAGCGTTTCTGAATGCTGACGTCACACTTGAAACTTTGGGCTACGATCCAAAAAGCATTCAATTAAATGAAGCGCGCAATTATGTTTCACTTGAACTTTCACGCGCCTGTGGCATTCCTGCCTATTTCACAGACAGCCAACAATCAAGCTTTACTTATTCAAACGCGTTGGACAAACGCCGCGACCTAGTTGACTTTGCTTTTAGAAATTACATGTCAATTATTGAACAAAGAATGAGTTTTCAGGATTTCACCCCTGCGGGCAATCGCGTGTTATTCGACCTTGACGACTTCTTGCGTGGCAATCCTTATGAGCGCGCGCAAGTGTACGAAATACTCAACAGAATCGGCGCAATGAGCGTTGAAGAAATCCGCGAAGAGGAAGACCTACTGCTATGAAAAAAGTGATTACACCAATGCACATCACGGCAGCTGATTCAGCCAGCCGAACAATCACAGGGCGCATTGTCACATTTGAAGAAACAGGAAACGCGTCAATTGGCAAAGTGCAATTTGCACGCAATTCAATTGAACCAACACCTGTTCTGTTAAACCTTGAACATGATCGCACACGCAGAATTGGAAAAACTTTAATGACAGAACTATCAGCAGACGGTTCAGGAATTGACGCAACTTTCAAAATTGCAAACACAACCGCAGGCACTGACGCATTGGTGGAAGCTGCCGAAGGTTTGCGCGACGGTTTTAGCGTCGAAGTTTATTTTGACGAATACGACACACTCAAAGACGGAACTGTTCGAATCGTCAAAGGCGAATTGACTGGCGTCGCTTTAACGAGCGAACCAGCCATTCGTTCAGCCCGCGTCGAAGAAGTCGCCGCAACAGAAAATGAAGAACAAGTTTCTGATTCCACAATTGGAACAGAAGAAACACCAACGACAACAGAAAAGGAAAACGAAGTGGAAGACACCGTCAAAGACGCTTCAACCGCCGAAACGGTAGAAGCCGCTCAATCAGTAACAGTTGCCGCAAATTCAATTGGTGGTTTTACATCAAAGCCACGTTTGGAATTCACAGCTGCGAAGTACCTTGAAAACACAATTCGCGCTTCAATGGGCGACGAAAACGCGCGTTTATACGTTGCCGCAGCAAGTGACACAACAGACAACGCAGGTTTAGTGCCAACTAGACAGCTCACAGAAGTGATCAACGGACTTGCAAACGGAACAAGAAGCAACATAGATGCGATCAGTCGTGGGGTGCTTCCTGACGCTGGCATGAGTTTTGAAATTCCAAAAATTACCCAACTTCCAAGCGTGGCAATCACAGCTGAAGCGGGAACACCTTCAGAAACAGATCAAAACGCAGCTTTTGTGACTGTTGACGTGAAGAAGTATGCAGGACAGCAGACATTCAGCGTTGAATTGCTTGATCGCACTTCACCACTGTTTTTCAACGAATTATTGTCAAACATGTCAGCCCAAATGGCTAAGGCACAGGACACAGCTGTGAACGCAGCTTTGATCGCTGGCGCAACAGCTGACGGAACAACAACAACAACTTACCCAACAGCGGCAGAATTGTTGGGAATTGTTTCACGCGGCGCAGCTTCTGTTTACAACGGAACACAGGGCTTTGCACGCAACATCATCATGAACACATCACAGTGGGCAAATGTCATGACACTGAACAACAACGGCGCACCGCTATACAACGTTTCAGCTGGAACAAATAACTTCACAGGTGGACAAGCAACGCCGCAATCAGTTCGCGGAAATGTTGCAGGGCTTGACTTATACGTCACAGCTAACACAGCAGCGGGCACTGACACAGACGGTTCAATTCTTATTGTGAACCCAAGTGCTTACACATGGTACGAATCACCAATTTACCGCCTACGCGCAGACGTTATTGCGTCAGGTCAGGTTTCAGTCATGGTGTACGGCTACGGCGCAATTGCAACCAAAATTGGTGCAGGCGCGTTCAAGAATAACAAGGCGTAACAGCCCAACCCAATCATGCGCTGTGGTCACTCCCGAACGCAGCGCAGCAGTCGAAAGGAAAACTCATGCCCAACATTGTCACAGCTTCGCAGTTGCGATCAGTGCTGGGCGTGAGTTCTTCCCTATACAGCGACGCTTATCTTGAAGGCATAATTGACACCAGCGAAGCGGTAATTTTGCCCATGTTGGTTGCCAACACTGCGGCAATCAGTCATTATGAATTGAAGTTGAATGTTGCCTATTATTACACCCAGCGCCAACACAATTTTGCAAAAGGTCAATCAGTTATTGTTGCAGGGTTGCCTGCACCATTTAGCGCAACCGTGACAGTCGTTGACGTTGCACCGTATTACTTCACAGCTGCAAACGTGAACGCCGACGTCACCCAACGCGCCAGCATTCCTTCAGGATCAGCCACACTTTCGGGCTATTCAGCAGCTGACATTTACGCAAACAACCAAGCCATTGAATCAGCCGTGTTGGCAGTCAGCGTGGAAGTTTTCCAATCACGCGTTGCTGCTGGCGGTCAAATTGAAGGCGTTGATTTTGCTAGCACGCCTTACAGAATGGGGCGCAGCTTAACAAACAGGGTTTCCACATTGCTTCAGCCATTTTTGGACAGCGAAGGCATTGTTCAATGACCGCTTCGACTATTTCAGGCACACGTTCAACACTGGCGTCAGCTTTTAATTCACTAGCTGCAAACGTATTTTCAAGCGTCCCCGAATCACCAATTCCACCAGCAATTGTTATTGTGCCCAATTCGCCTTACATGGAAATTGCGTTAATCAACGACGCAACAACCAAAGTGAAGCTAAATTTTGCGGTCACAGTAATGGTTCAATACAACAGCAATGCGGCTGCGCTTGACAATCTTGAACAGCTGCTAATTGGCGTTCTTGCGGCAATGCCCGCAGGTTACATTGTTGGCAACGTCGAAAAACCGACAGTTCTTGAAATTGGTGCTTCACCAGTTTTGGCAGCTGACATCAACGTGTCAACTTATTACACCCAAACCAACTAAGGAGAAAACGTGCCAACGACGATCATCACGGGTCGCGATCTAACTTTGACGATCGCGTCCACAAACTACGACGCACAGGCAACCAGTGCTGTGCTAGCAAACTCACCAACAATTGAAACTTACCAAACGCTTGACGGTAAGGCTTACAAGCACATTGACGACCAATGGACTTTTGACGTGTCAATGCTTTCAGACTGGGGCGCAAGTGGTTCACTATGCGAAGCACTTTGGACAGCCTGCGAATCAGCACCAAACACAACTTTGGCAGTGTCATTGACGGCAGTCACTGGCGCAGTCTTCGCGTTTAACGTAATGCCAGTGTTCCCAGCAGTGGGCGGCACAGCACCTGACGCGCAAACTGTGGATTTGTCATTCACAGTTGTTGGAACACCAACGGAAACATTCAGCTAAACCAACAGAATCGGGAGAAAACAGAATGAAGCTACCAATAACAATTGAATACAATTCAGGGGAATCGGTGACATTTGTTGCCGCAATCCCTGAATGGGTCAAGTGGGAGAAGCACAGCGGGTCAACCATTAGCCAAGCACGGGACAAAATCGGCGTTTCCGATTTGGTTTTTTTGGCTTATCACGCCATGAAGCGTGAAGCTGCTGGGAAACCAGTTAAACCAATCGAAGTGTGGACAGAAACCATTGCTGAAGTAACGGTTGGTGAGGCAGACCCAAAAGCTACGGCGTCGGAAGCTTAAACAGAATCCTTTGGGAAATCGTCATTGCGACGGGAATCCAAAAATCTGAATTGGAAACAGCGGAAGACATTCTGACAGTTCTTGAAATAGTCGAAAGGCGGGCACATGGCAAGTGAAGCGATCAGCTACGACAAAGCTGAACTTCGCGCCATTGCCCGTTCTTTCAAAGCAATGGACGAAGAAGCACTGAACCAAGCAAAAGCAAAATCAAACGCTTTGGCTGAATTTGTATCGGACAAAGTCAAGGCGGCAGCTGCAATGACGCGTTCAATTCCAAAAGTTTCAACGCGCATTGCTGAAGGTTCAAAGGTCAGCAAATCGTCCAAATTTGGTGAAATCAGTTACGGCTTTGCACGCCAAAAATTTTCAGGCGGCGGCACGACTCAGCAGTTGTGGGGCGGCGCTGAATTCGGTTCAAATAAGTTTCGTCAATTTCCCCTGTGGTCAGGTCGCGAAGGTAAAGGTTCACGCGGCTGGTTTATTTATCCAACGCTTAGATCAGTGCAGCCTGACATCATTAAACAATGGGAAGCTGGCTTTTCTGAAATAGTGAAAAGGTTTGACTAATGGCTGGAAGTAGAACACTAAAGCTCACCATTTTGGGTGACGTTGACAATCTAAACAAAAGCCTAAAGGTCGCAACCGACGACGTCGAAACCTTCGGCGACAAAATGGGCAAGGTTGGCAAAGTTGTTGGCGCAGCCTTTGCAGCCGCAGCTGCTGCCGCTGGCGCTTACGCAATCAAAATCGGCATTGAAGGGGTCAAATCAGCCATTGCCGACGAAAAGGCACAGACACAGTTGGCTTTGGCTTTACAGAACGCCA